TGTAGATTTGCGGAAAGCCGTTCAGCCCGGCGGTCTGCACCAGCCAATCGTATTCCTGCTGGGTGTAGCCCATCATCGGATAGGGCACCGAGGAGATCGTGTAATAGGTGTCGTTGAGGTCCGAGCGCAGCCAGTCGGCCGGCAGGGAATAAGGGCCGGAGACGCCGGTGAAGCTGAAATTGAACGTGCCGCGGCACTGGTCGAAGTCGTAGGTCTGGGCGAGGTCGGCCAGGACCGAGTTCAGGAACTGCCCGGCCTGGAGCGTGTAGCCCTGGCACTTGGCGATTTCCTGCGCGAGTTCGCAAATCTGGGCGGCGGAAAGGCCGGGGTTGGGCATGGCGTCTCCTGACTAGACGCCCGCGATCAGCGCCTTCCGCTCCTCGATCAATTTGACGTTGGCGGCGATCTCGCGCTCGCACGACACGCGGGCGATCTCGCGGCCCTGCTCGGCCTTGTCCTTCTCCTCGAGCAGCTTGGCCCTGGCGTCGACCTCGACCCGCGCCTGGTTCTCGAACGAGGAAATGCGCGACCTGATGGCGCCGGCCGGCACGTAGTCGCCGCGCTTGTTGTCCTTGCGATGCTGCTCGTAGCCGGACTTTTGCAGCCCGGCGATCTCCTCGCGCCACTTCGCCTCGCGCGTCTCGGACGCCAGCACCTGACGCTGATGGGATTTTTCCGCCTCGGCCATCTGAAATTCCAGATCGGCCAGCATCTTGCGCTGGGTCTCAATGTTCTTGCCCAGGACCACGATCTCGGCCTTGGCCTTCTGGCGCTGGGCCGCGCGCATCATTCCGTCCAGCAGGCGATCGACCTCGGCCGGCCCGGCGTCCTGGGCGAAATGGGTTTGCAGCACCATCGCCGCCCCGCCGCCGATATCCACCTGGATCGAGGTGCCGACGGCCGGCGCCTGGCCCGGCTGGACGAAGTGCTTGACGTTGGCGCTTCCGGTCATGGCCGCCCCATCAGCCCGTGGGCGTTGGTGACGATCCCGGTCTTGGCCGACATCTGCATGTTGCGCTTGCGCAGCCCCTCGCGCCCCTTGCCGTCGAGTTCGTTCTGGTGGCGCTGGGTGCGCGCCATGACCTCGTGCAGGGTGGCGGCGACCGCCGGCGAGACCATGTAGGTATGGCCGTGCAGGTAGACCCTGAAGTCGAGCATGATCCGGTCGGTGAACTCAGCCACGTCGATCGTGACCGGAATGTCGCCGACGATGTCGGCTTCCTTGACGATGCCCCGGCGCACCTTCTCGGCCAGCACAGCGTCGCTCATCAGGCGCTTGGTGGCGAGCGCCTTGATCTCCTTGTCGACCTTGGCTCGCGCCTCGGCCTGGATCGCCGCGATCTCGTCGGCCGACAGGAGCGAGTCGTCCCGCTCCAGGGGCTCCGGCGGCTCGTTCATCGCCGCGTTGAAGGCGTCCTGCTCCTTCTTCTTCTCCTCGGCGCGCTTGTCGAAGATGCTCATGGAATCTCCTAGGAATGCACCCAGCCGGCGGCTGCCGCCGCCTCGGCGGAGACCAGGATCGGCCAGCCGATGCCGGCGGTGGGATCGACCGCGACGTAATCGCCGGGCAGCACCCGCAGGACCCCCCGGTTCGGCACGTAGAGCAAGCCGGCCTGGACGAAAGCACCAGGCCAGATCGGATTGGCCACGTTCTGATCGTCCAGGATCGCGTTGCAGATCGCCGCGATGTCCGCCGCCGCCGCCGACGGATCGTAGGCCAGCGCCGTCAGGGTCGTGGTGCCGGCGGTCCCGAGAGTCACGGTGGCCATGGCGCTACCTCATCCGAAGGTCGAGCTGAAGGCCGAGGTCGACTCGATGCGCGCCATGAACTGGTTGTTCAGGATGATCGTGCCGTAGAACGCCTTCCAGCCGATCACGCGCAACTGGTTGAGCGGGTCCGACTTGTCCGGCCCGGTCAGATAGCTGAACTCGACATCCCGCAGCACGACCTGGCCATAGGCGCCGCGACCGATCACGAAGGTCGGGTAGACCGTGACGCCGGTGGCGGGCGCGGCCGGCGGGGTCTGCGCCGTGCCCAGGCCGGTGATGATCACCACCTGGTTGGCGGCGAGCTGCGTGGCCTGGCCCTGGAATGGCCCATTGGTCGGCCCGGCGGTGCATAGGCCGAGATTGGTCACGGCCGGCGAGGTCCCGATATAGACGTTGAAGGTGAAGCCGGAGAGCGCCGGCAGGGTGACGGCCAAGGAGCCGGTCGGGCCGGTCACGACGTTGCCGGTCGCGATCTGGTAGATGCGGCTCTCGTATTGGTTCTGGGTGTCCGAGGCCGTGACCTGGACCGCGTAGGTGGCCGAGGCCAAGGAGCCCGCCGTGCCGGCCACCGCCCCGATCGCCGCCACGCCGACGAAGCTCGGGATCATGTTCGACATGCAGAAGCGGTTCGAGGCCCATTCCCCGATCTCGAAATTATACAGCCGGTTGATGTCGCTGTAGGACCAGGCGGTGATCACCTGCGAGTTCTGGCGGAAGTCGGCCGCCACCAGCGGGTGGATCAGGTTGGTGTAGTGCGGCATCGAGCGGGGGTTGCTCGACGCCTTGGCGCCGCCCGATTCGGCGGCGATCTTCTGGTCGGTCTGCTCGTCGCCCATGAAGCGCGGCGCGCCCAGGGTCTCCAAGGCCGCCACCGTGCGGATCACCGTGGTCGGGTCCAGCACGTCGCCAGCCACCAGGGAGGCGCGGGCGCCGCGCGAGTTGACGTAGTTGATCTGGGTCCCGGCCAGGAGGTTGTTGTAGGTGTTGCGCTCCAGGGTCTCGGCGACCTGCAAGGCGGTCAGCTCGGTCGCCTTCTTGAACAGCGGGTGCTTGATCGTCAGCTCGCCGACATCGGTGATGGTGATCTTGTCGCCCCATTGCTGGGCGGTGGCCGTGACCTGGGTGATCGTCATGGTCTCGCCGATCGGCGGCACGCCTTCCGACAGCGGCGCGAAGGGCAGGGGCACGCGGTTGAAGCGGGTCGCCGTGTAGACCACGCCGCGCCCCTCGGGGAGGCTCAGCGGATCGCCGAACTGGTAGGCCACCAGTTGGCGGCGCGCCAGCGGCAGGGTCTCGTCGGCGATATAGGCTTCGACATCAGCCGAGAACTGGGAAGCAACGTTCGTGGCCATCTAGCCCTCCAATTCAGCGACCGACGGGTCGCCTAGATTAGGACGCCTTCCAGGCGCTGCGCCGGCGTCTTCCCTGCCGCCCGGCGTTGTCCCTGCGCGTCGCCGCGCGGACTGGTTCCCCGCGCCTGCTCGCGCTCGCGGCGGCGCTCGGCCCCGGCGCGCTGCTTGCCCGTGACCTGCGGATTGTCCAGGGCGCGCTTGCCGATCACGAACGCCAGCAGGTTCTCCCGGCTGACGTTCTGGCCCTTGCCGCGCAACTCGGTCAAGCGGCGCTCCACTTCCGGGGCGAGTTTCTTGGCGCGCGGATCGGCGCGGCACATCGCCTCGAAGGAAAGTTTGTCGGACTGGTCGGTGAGCCGAAATTCCTGCTGGGCGAGCTGCATCTGGACGCTGCGCTGGCCCTTCTCGACATAGTATTTGGACCTTTCGGATTCCGACAGAAGCTCCAGGCGGGCGGCCTCGCCAGCCTCGTCGCGCTGGTTCTGGATGGCGTTGAGCTGGGCCTGGATCGCGGCAGCCTGAGCCTTGGCCTCGGCCGCGCTGGCCTCGGCCGCCTGCGCCCGATCCCGAGCCGCTCGGATGTCCTCGTTGCGGCGATTGGATCGCTGGCGCTTATCATCTAGAACGCCGTCGCGCCTTTGCGCGCCCTTGCCCGGATCGCCGGCGTCCGCGTCGCCAGACTCGTCGTCTTCGAGGGCGTCGGCTTCGAGAAGCTCGTCCTCGGCTTCGCTTTCGTCAATTTGCTCGTCGAGGTTTTCATCGACTTGCCCATCGTCGGCTCCGGTGTCTTCGCGTGGCTGGCGCGGATCAGGCGGCATGGCGCTCTCCCAGGTGATTACGTCACCAGTCGGACGTAGCAACGCGCTACCGAGGGGCAAGATACTCGCGCCGTTGGGAAAGTGTCAAACGATGCGCCCGCGCGAAGGGGCCGGTGCAGGGACACCGACCCCTCCACCGCACCCGGCTCGCCTTGGCAGAGGAGGAGGCGCGGCAATGGAATTTAGGCTGCCGGCTCCGGCGAGGCAACCGGACTATCGCCGTGATGATCGAGAAGCATCTGCGACATCTTCATGAAGCCGGCATGTAAGGACAGTCCGATCGAGGGCGCGTCAGCATCAGGGCCAGCGCCGTAGACGTTCAATTCATTGGCCATGACCACGATGCCAACACAGCTCACCGGGCCAAGTTCGTTTCTGTCGATCTGGTCGGCAATCTTCCGCAATGTACTGGCCGGATCGCGGAAATTAAAAACTCCCAGTTCCACGACCTTCAGGGCGGCTGGCATCTACATTCTCCTCGGCATGGGAACCGCGCCCGCCCTCGGCATCGCGTCCCTGGGGATCGAGCCGGTCGGCGCCTGCGGGTTGGCGTTGGGACCCGCCGGCATCGCGCCGGGGCGCGGCATCATGCCGATGCGCGGCGTGCCGGCCATGCCCGGCGTGGGCTGCGGCGGCTGCATCTGGCCGCCCGGCGCGCCCGGCCATCCGCTACCCTGCTGCGGCTGCCCGCCCTGGCCTCCGGGCTGGGCTCCCTGGGTAATGGCCGCCATCTTCTGCTGCATCTGCTGCTGGTGCTTGACCAGATGCGCGCGGTAAGTGCCGTGGGCATCCTTGTCCGGGTCGGCTTGCATGTCGGTCAGGTGATCCTGGATATGCTGCTGGTCGTTGTCGGTCGGGTTGACCGCCAGATCGAAGCCCTCGCGCAGCAACTGGTTTTCCACCGTGGTCTCGATCGACAGCAGGTCGCGCACGTCCTTGAAGATCAGCGGCGCCAGGCGCGGCCCGAAGGCGTCCTCGCACAGCCGCTCGATCAAGGGCACCAGGTCCATCATGCGTCCGGGGTAGAGCTGCGGCGGGATGCCGCGGATCACGTTCATCGCCGCGATCATCTGCTGGATGTTCTGGGCATTGCGCGCGGCCTCGACCCCGTACCACTTGAAGTCGTAGCGGTTTTCCATCTGGATCGGCGGCACGCTCTCCATCTTGGCCTTCAGGCCCATGGTGCCGAACGCCTTGACGATGATGTCGTCGTCGCGGAACTGGTGATCGAGCCACAGGAACCAGGTCAGCATCTCGTTGAGCACGCCCTGTTCGATCACGGTCACGGCGTCGGCGGTGGTCAGGATATCGACCAGTTGCTCCTGCGCCACCTCGGCCTGATTGTTCTTGGCCTTGCCCATCTGCGAGGTGATCATCGAGGGATTGACGCCGAGGGTCTGGAACACCTGGCCGCGCAGGCTGCCGACGATCTCCAGCCCGTCCTTCCATAGTTCGGGAAACTTGGCGAACTGGGTGTGCTCGGGGCTGGTTTCCCAGATCGCGCCCAGATCGATCACCATCGAGTTGATCCGGGGATTCTGGTTCGGATCGGTCATGATGATCGGCAGCATGGCGTAGGTCGCGCTGTCCGCCGCCTCGTTGATGATGTCGTTGGCGTAGACCTGGATCGAGGCCACCGGCTCGACCTTGCTGATGCCCTTGAAGACCCCGGAGACCTTCTCGACGGGATGCGAGATCAAGGGCACCCGCTCGTACCAATAGGGCGTCAGGGTACAGCCCAGGATGTTGTCCTCGCCGCCGTAGAACGAACGGCAGAGCCGGTCGTCGCCATCGACCTCCAGGCGGCACCAGGTCTCGTAAACCTGGGCGATCAACTGCGGCTCATACATGATGCCGGCGGCGTCGACGTGCTGCTTCTTGGCGTCCTTCTTGGCCTGGTCGGCCGCCACCTTGGTCATCGATTTCAGCAGGGTCTGGCCGGCGTCCTCGTTGACCTCGCCATCGGCGATGGCTTTCTTGATCCGGGCCTTGGTCCAGCGGCGTATGATCGTGACCGAGCCGCCCCATTGGATCGCCTCGTCAATCGTGTCGGCCGTGACCGGCAGGACCAGCACGTCGCTGTCCGGCACCACCTCGACGGTCGGCCCGGCGTCATACATCTCGTCGCTCTCGCGGTCGTCGATCGGCGCGGCCTCGCCGACCGTGTAGCCGGAGATTTTCGGTTTGGTCTCCTTGCGCTTGGTGACGCGGTAGGAATTATCCTCCCACGAGACATAGATGTTGTACTGGCCCTCGATGTCGCCGTTCTTGACCATGGCCGGCATGACCTTGGTGCGCAACTTGGCGCGCCGGACGTAGTGCTCTTGCAGCGCGATGATGGCGTGGGGTATCTCGCCGTCCGACGACGTGACCTCGACGCAGCGTCCGGCCTGGGGGAATATCTGGTTGACGAAGCGGGTCTTGCGCGCGTTCACCGCGTCCTGCACCAGGGGCACGAACAGCTTGGCGTTGCCGTCATAGACCTGCTTGTCGACCGGCAGGCAGTTGAACAGGTTCCAGTAATCGAGTTGCTTGTTGGTGCGCTCCCATTGGTCCTCGAAGCCGCGCGACACATCGGCGAAGACCTCCAGCAGTTCGTCGCGGATCGCCGGGCGCGTCGACAGATCGTCGCTGCGCTTGGTTTCCTTGCGCTTGCGGGCCATGGGCACCTCCAGGTCGGGAGGTTATAGCTTGTATTTCGCCAGGCGTGCAGCCCGGTCCAGTTCGGCCTTCCTCGCCTGCGCGGCGGCCAGCGCCTGGGCGCGCTGGATGTTCATCTGCCTGGGCGGTTCTTTCTTCGTCTCGATCTGGATCTTTTTCTTCATCTGCGCCTCGCCAGGGCCGTGGTGTACTGCCGGCCGTCGCGCGCGGTGGCCGTGCGTCTATCATCGCCGCCCTCGACCTCGGTGGCAACCCGGCCCAGGGCGGCGAAGCTCTCCAGGCCCTCCATCAGCACGCGGTACTGATTCTGCACCGCCCAGTCCGCCAACTGCCCGGTCTTCATCATCGCCCGCGCGTAGCCCCCGGCCATCGCGTTCAAGGTCCAGCGCGCGGTGCTGGCGACCTGGAGCGCCGGCAACTGGCGGATCGAGCGCCGCAGCAGGGAGCGCATCTCGTCGCGCCCGAGATGAGCTTGGAGGCCGACATGGATTTCGCCCGCCCGGCGCGCCGCCGCGGCAAGGCCGATATTGCCGCCGGGCTGCATGTGCTCCGGGCCGATCACCAGCCTGACCGCCCGTCCCGCCTCGCGGTTGGCCTCGGAAATCAGCAGCGGCAGCGCCGCGCCCGGATCGCCTTCGTGGACCCAATCGGCGAGGACCAGGAACCGGCCCTCCTGGAGCTGGACCAGAGCGCCGGTGGTGTAGGCGCCCGAGGCGTTCAGGCACAGCCATACCGGCTTCTGGCCGTTGACCAGGACGGTCTCGGCGATGTTGAGGTTGCCGAAGTCGTCGAACATCGGCTGGCCCGGCCGCATGCGCAGCGCGTAGGCGAGTGCGTTGGGGATGTCGATCAGGCCGACCGGGAAGCCCAGCATCTGCATTTCGAGATCGGGCAGGGGCTTGGCGAAGCTGGCCTCGCCCGACTTGAAAAACGGTTGCAAGCCGCCAATGAAGTCGATCTTGCCCCTGGGCGCCTTGGTGGCGAAGATCGGCAGGGAGCGCCCGCGCCTGATCTGCTCGTGGCGAATCGGCTGCAACAGGAACTCGTTGAGCCCGTCCTCCTCGACGCCCAGCAGCACCGGCGAGAATTTCTCGTCGTACTCGAACATCCTGGCGATGATCTCGTCGGGCTTGAGCCAATCGCCCTGGGCCTCCCAGACCACCAGCCGGTTGGCGATCCATGACCACGCCGCCGAGCCGGTCTGGGCCGAGGTGTCCTTGCGCACGGTGCGCGCCGGGTCGAACATGCAATAGACCGCCTCCCAGGTGCGGACCCTCGGCTCGACCCGCATCATGTCCTTCTTGAAGCTGCGATCCTGGCGCTGGTCGACCTCGCACATAAATTCGTTGCGCCACGCCACCACCTTGCCCTGGCGGTAATACTCGGCCTTGAGGGCGTCGATCTTGTCCAAGGGAAAACGCGCCGGCCATTGGGCGATGCGCTCGCCGTCCCAGTCCACGCTCTCCACTGGATAGACCGAGGTCTTCCATTCCGGGCTGGCCTTGAGCTTGACCGGCAGGCCCTCGGGATCCCTGGGTGTCGCGGAGAACCTGATGCGATGGCGGGGATCGCAGCCCGGCAGCAGGACCGAGAACAACCAGTTGGCGGTCTTCTCCTGCACGCCCGGATCGCGCGATTCCTCGTCCTCGTCGATATCGTCCAGGAACACCAGATCGGGCCGCCAGTTGACGAACTTGGTGCCGCGCATTTTCTGGCCCCGGCCCATGGCCTGGATGATCACGCTATTGGACAAAACGATGCGCTCGTCGGCCCAGATGCGTCCCTTGGGACGGCCGAACAGCTCCTCCAGGAAGTCGTTGGTTTCCATCTCGTGCTTGATCGAATCGAGCCGCTCGCAGGCCCGGGCGATCGAGGAGCCGACGATCAGCGCGTTGTGGCATTCCCGGAACAGGGCGATGAGCGCGATGGCTTCCTCGGCCAGGGTGGACTTGGCGGCGCCGCGGAATGCCCAGGTCTGTACGTAGGCAGTCTGGGAGTGCCAGTCCTTGATGATCTCGGCGTGGAAGGCGGGAGAGGCGTCGCCGTGACGGTGCGGGAACAGGACGCGGTGCGCGGTGGCGCGGTCGGCCGAGAGGCGGCGCAGCACGTCCTGGCGATCATCGGTGAGATCGCTCAAGACTTACCGCTCTCGCACATCAGCGCGTGCGCTTGGCAATAACTGCTGCCGCGCCGCTGCTGCTGCTGGCAGAACGACCACTTGCCGCCGGGCCGGAAATCCTTGGGCGACTGGGCGATGAAACGACAGCCCGTCGGCATCTGGCGCTTGGGCGTCGGCGTCGCGCGCCAGCCCCACAGGATCACGGCGCCGGGCGGAAGCACCTCGGGCGACGCTAGGTCAGCGCGCGCCTCGCTCGTCTTGCCGCCGCGAAGCTGGGGGTTGATCTTCACTCCTCCTCGCCCGGATAGGTGTCGATCACCAGCTTGCGCAGTTCGCGCCCCACGCTGGCCGCGTCGCGCACGCGCTGGAACACGGATTGCGGCACGCCAGGATAGCGGTAGACCCGCCCGTCCAGGAACTCGACCCGCATCACCGGCTCGCCCGCGATGCTGCCCTTCCAGCCCACCGCCGAGACGTTGGAGGACGCCACCGGCGTCATCGCGATCTCGTCGTCTTCCTCGTCGTCGCCAAAATAGCTCATTTTCCGCTCCCGGCTTTCAGGTTGCGTCGCTGCGCGCGTGGGCACTTATAGCCGTTGCGCGACCTGGGCAGCGGACGCGGCTTATATGGATAGTGTCCCCATCGGCGCTGGCCATTCGACTCGTAGCGCGCGTCAGGTGTGGTGCTACAGGGCATTAGCTGAACTCCTCCAACAGGGCTTTGATTAGTAGTGACAGCACCACGAACGCCACGAATATCCAGAACCCCCAGCCGTCGCCCTTGGCGCGGCGCTCGATCCGGCCGTGCCAGCCGCCGCTCACTTTGGCGGCTCAGGTAAGAGCTGCCAAAATTCGTAATCGTTCCATTCCCAGCCGTGCCCATGGTCAAGTGAAATCGCGCCACGATCAGGATCGAATGCAATCACATTTCGCTCCCAGTGCGGTTTTTCGTCTGGGCTATCCGAGTGCGAAACTCTTAGGCACCCAAGTATTTCTGTTCCGTCAGTTGGTGCTGACTTCATTGGCTGCCATCCGCTCATGCCGCGCCTGCCATGAACTGGTTCCACGCCCATTCGCGGCGCTCTTCATAGTAGCGGTTCCAATCGAACGCGCTGATTGGCATCAGGCTAGACGCCCTGATGATCGCGGGCGCGAACAGGAACGCATTCGTGCTGAGCAGGAAGTGCCGGCGGGTGGCGATCATGGCTGCCTCGCGAGCAAGGCCAGGGCTTGACGAATCTCGAAACGAATGCCCGCGATGCGCAGGGCCAACATTTCCTTCGGCAGGTCGGCGGTAATCTCGCTGGCCAATACGAGCGCCTCACCGTCAATGCTTTCTAGCGCATCGGCGAGCTTCGCGAGGCTGGCCAGCGCCGCATTCAAATCACCCCGCAGCGCCTCGATCTCCTGGGCCAGCACGTCCTCATGCTCGCGCGACTGCGCTAGGCTAGCCTCGGCTACCAACCGCGCTTCATGTTGCCGCGCGACCTCAGCCTTGCATTTGCCTAGGGCGGCCTCGGCCGTGGTGGCGCGCTTGCCGGCAGCTATCCAACAGCCGTTCGCATGTTCTAGTGCCGTGGTTAGCTGTTGCTCCCTAATCCTACAGGCGTGCAGGACGGCAATGGCTTCGGCCGCCGTCCTCTGAAGCTCGGCCAGCAGCTCATCCGTGATCG